AAAGAACGCTTTCTTCTATGGGGGGGGTGTAGACAGTGGAGAATGAAAAGAAAATCTGTCCATTGTCTATGAGCTGCCCCGAAGACATTCCCCTCTGCCCCTGCCAAAAACAGCGGTGTGCATGGTGGGACGAAGACTCTCAGGACTGTGCCGCTGTGGTGCTGGCGAGAGCGATGAAGAAAAGGAAGTGAGAATATATGGGTCAATATATCAATCTAACTAACGCCTTAAATGCTGTACGAGATATTCCTACGGCATTTCATGCTATAAAAAAAATACCTATCGTGAAAACCATTCCTATAACTTGGACTTTGGCAAATGAAGCATTACCTCCGAATGGCGAAAATGTACTTTGCTGGTACGAGTATTTCCGTTACGGAGAGTATAACCGAATGTATCAGACCTTCGGTATCGGATACCAGTTCAACGGAAATTGGGGTGGTGAGGTGGCACAAGGGCAGAAAGCAAAGGTCTTAGCTTGGACACCTTTACCGAAGCCGCCAAAGATGAAAAGAGGTGTTAAAAATGGCTGATGAAATCATGACTGCCCCCGAAGAACAGGCTCTTTTCCAGCTCTCCAACGGTCGCTACATCATGGACGAAGCTCAGTCCCGTGTGATGTTTCAGATTAAGGAAGCACAGCCTGAGCATAGCCATCCGATCAGCGGTACGGGGTATTCGTGGGACGAGTCCGGCATGGCGGAGCTGTTTTCCGAGTGCTACAAGAATGATACCCGCTACTGCCCCGAAGCGAAAAGCTGGTTCACCTACTCCGAGGGGGCATGGCGTAAGGATACAGGTTCTCTTCTGGTAGCGGAGAAAATCAAAGAGTTCTGCCGCCTGATGGCTCTCTACTGCGGCGAGATTGCCAATGAAGAACGCCGCACCGAGTACATGAAGTTCATCGTGAAGATGGGCGACCGGCGCTTCCGTGACCGGCTGATGAAGGACGCTGCCAGTGTGCTTCCTATCGCTTCGGCGGAGTTTGACGCAAACCCCTACCTTATCAACTGCAAGAACGGCACTTTCGACCTCGAAAAAATGGAGTTCCGGGAACATGACTGGAAAGACTTCCTGACTATGCAGACCAACTTCAACTACACCTTGCAGGACGCACGGTGCCGCCGCTGGGAGAAGTTTGTTGCGGAAGTCACTTGTAATGACGAAGACAAGGCTGATTATCTTCAAAAGGCGCTGGGGTACTCCATGCTGGGTATGGCGAACGAGGAATGTATGTTCATTCTCCACGGCAAGACCACTCGCAACGGTAAGTCCACCATGCTCTCGGCAATTCACCACCTTCTCGGTGACTATGCGTCCGTGTCCCCCGTGTCGATCATCTGCAAGGCGGAGCGCTCGAAGAACGCCGAAGCAGCGAACCCCATGCTGGCTTCCCTGAAAGGCAAGCGGTTCGTCACGATGGCAGAGAGCAACCAGTATGGCAAGCTGGACGAAGAAACGATCAAGCAGCTCACAGGCGGCGAGGAAATCAAGGCTCGGAACCTCTATGAGACTGCCACGACCTTCCTGCCGCAGTTCACCCTTTGGCTTTCCTGTAACGATCTTCCCACCGTCAGCGATAAGTCCCTGTTCGCTTCCGACCGTGTACGGGTCATTGAGTTTAACCGCCACTTCACCGAAGCGGAGCAGGACAAGAACCTGAAAAATGAGTTCCAGACACAGGAAGCTATGCAGGGCATTTTCGCTTGGCTGGTCGCCGGATACTTCAAGTACAAGCGGTTCGGTCTGAAAATGTCCCCCGCCATGCGGAAGGTAGTCAACCAGTACGAGCGTGACAACGATCTGTGCTTGCAGTTCCTCGAAGAACGCTGTGAGCAAGCTGAGGGGGTCAACACCCGCTCGAAGTCTCTGTTTGACGCATATAAGATTTGGTGCAAGTCCAACGGGTACTTTGCCTGTTCTGCTAAGCGGTTCAATGCCGACATGGAAACGCACCCTGAGTGGCACGGCGGCAAGGTCGTGTATCAGGGCTACCCCGTCTACAAGAACCTCAGACTGAAAGGAGCGTCCTAATGAACCGTTCATGCAATTCTATCCTCTGCCGCTTCGGTATCCACACAGCAGACCCGTATGTTCATATTCAGGTCAAGTGTCGTAATGGTTCTCACCGCTGGCAGAGCAATTATGAAATCTGTAAGCGGTGCGGCAAACGCCTGAGAAAAATCCGCATTGTAAAGGAGCGTCCGTGATGAAAATTACTCTTGATATTCCCGATGGCATTATTGCGGGGTTCTTCAATGGTGTAGAGGTCACGGCTCACGGTATGCAGTTGGTGTCCTATCAACTCAGCACTGACGATCTGAAAGATGGTAACACCGTAAAACTCCCTCGTGAACAGGAGGTGACAGTATGATTGCCACCAATGAAGAACTCGCCCTGCTGGAAAAGTGGAAGCGAAAACTCTGCTTGCAGGAGTGGCGGATAAAGCTATTGACCCACCTTCACCCCGAAGAAATGATGGTGCGTAATACCACAGGCTGTACCGAGTGGTCAGAAGCAATTAAGACCGCTCGTATTGAGATCATTAACCCTGCCTGCTACGGCGACCGCATTGTGCCGTTCGATTTTGAAAAGACGCTGGTACATGAGCTGCTACACCTGAAATTCTCCTTCTGGTGTCAGAACGAAGATGATGTTGGGGATAGAGTCATGCACCAGATGATTGACGATCTCGCAAGAGCTTTGACGGAAGGTGGCAGCGATGAAGACTGAATACTGCCCCGATTATGTGGGCGTTGCCTGCGTTGATGGCACTTGCCCTGTTGCTAACTATGAAGAATATGCCGAGCGGTGTATGCCTGTCATTTCCAGTTGCCGGAACTGCTTCTATTATAAGGGCTGTGAAGACTGTGCAATCTCTGACGATTGCGACCGAATAGAGGATAAACATGAGTAAAAAGTGTGTATGTGGCAATGAAATGACTCGTGAAGACTGGAAGCACGAGTGGGTCTGTCATCGTTGCGGACGAAAGCGGCCTATCCCACTACCCCCGATGTTCACCGTCTTCATGTGCCGTAAATGCGAACACCTTCTGTATGTCGAGGAAGACGAGGACTTTCCTCAGAAGCTCGGAAAAATCGCCGCAAAGTCCTGTCCCTGTTGCGGAGAACAGGAAGAAGGTCTGTGGAGACTTCTCGGTCGAGCGGAAGGGTTCGAGGGAACTGTATTCACGGAGGAAAGCGATGAAGACTGAGAAAAAGAACCTCCGCCGTATTTCTATCGTAGTCACGGCACAGACCAAGGGCAACCTTGAACGGCTGGCGGCGGTCTGCGGGTACTCGGAGATCGGTCGAGTGGTTGACAAACTCACCCGTGAAAAGATGATCTCCCTCCACGACTTTGAAAGAAAGGAGAAGCGCTATGAATGATGTAATGGAGCAAATCAAAACGCTTTCTGCCACCTTGGACGAGGAAACCACCCGCTTTCACCCTACCGGCAGACTGCTGTTGTTGGGTTCCTACGAGAGCGTATTTCTGAAAGCGGTCAAGCGCAAGGCTGACCTGTTAGGCATTGACTGTGACCTCACTCAGTACCCATGCCCTCCGTACAAGGCCGTGGTAGTGGACAGAGAAACCGTCCCGTCTGACATTAAGCTCACCGCCGAGGTTGACATTGACCATTCCTACTCACAGGGAATGTCATCGGTGTCTCAGGCGACTTTGGCGCTCCTGCTGGCATTGGACTTGGTTCACGCTAAGGACATTACCATTGTAGGCCGGGGTCACGCCGTTCAGAACTTGGCAAAGTACCTCACCCTCGGTAACGCAACTGTGACGGTGGCGCACTCCAAAACCAAGAGTCTTTTGCAAGCCACGATGAACCGTGATGTGGTGATCTACGCCACGCCGACTATCACGAAGGACATTTCCTACAACACTCGTGATCTGGTCATCGACCTCGGCAATAGTGTTCCTCACCCTGACCGCTTCAACTGTCCTTATGTGAACAGGATTGGTCAGCTCACCGTGAGCGTGTTGCTTAACCGCTTTGCGAGAAAGGAGCATAGAGCATGAGTGACATTCTGACAATTATCGCCGCCGTTGAATGGATTGTTGTAGGCTGTCTATTCTTATGGCGACTGCGCCACTGGAACCGCCGCTTTTCGGAACTCTATGACGAGCTGCGAAAGGAGATTGGTAATGACTAATCTGGAAGCGGTAATCGTGATAGCTATGGTGAAAAACAATTTGAATGTTACCGCCGTAGCTAATACCCTGCCCATGCAGCGTAATACTGTTCTTTATCACTTGGATAAAATCGAGCGAGAAACAAAATTAAATCCTCGGCACATTCATGATCTAATTGATCTTTTGGAAATTGCCTTGGAGGTGTTATAGAGTGGGTCTTGATATTGTAGTCATGGAACGCAAAGATGTTCGCTGCCCTCATTGTGGTGAGGTCATCACTACGGTAGATGTTTCCAGCACCGACAGCGGTGGTCGGCTCTGGTACGACTTTCTGGAAAAGCTCGGCTACTATGTTCCTTACGAGAAGGGAACTAAGGAAAACGACTGGTATGGTAAGGACATGGTTCTTGACAACGAGCAGGCAAAGCAACTTGCAGACTACGCCGTGAAGAAAGAGGTCTACAACTGGGACGGCGTGGAGTGGATTGTAACGGAAGCACTCGCCCACGGAAACAAGGTGATTATCAACGCTGACTGGTAGTTAGGTGATAAAGGTGAGTGTTTTTGCAAAGACTTTTTTCAAATTGGCGTGTTTTGAAAAATTGTTTTTCGTATTTTAGGTGAGTTAGGTGAGTAATCGGGCATAAATGCCTATAACTCTCTCTTATACGCGCGTATATAGAAATAGTTATAGGGAAATGCACCCGATTACTCACCTTTATCACCTTGGCGACTTTGAAAGGAGAAAACGACTATGGCAGATGAAATTGTGAAGAAACGCACCCGGCCTGATCGTAAGGAAGCTCTGAGCGTCCATACGGAACCGGGTGACAATAGAAAGTATTTGCAACATTCGATGGTCATGCTGGACTGGCCTGATGTGAATGTGCGAGAGCCTGAACAGGTCAAAGAGCGTATGGGAATGTACTTTGCTCTGTGCGCTCAGGACGATATGAAGCCCTCTGTTGCTGGTATGGCATTGGCTTTCGGAGTGGACAGAAAGACGATATGGGCATGGGCAAATGGGGT